TCAGAGGCGAATAGTGACTGTTAAATCCGTGCCCAAAATCGGCGTTACCTGGGAGTCTTGCCTTGCATTAACGGCGACATTCATTGTGATACTGGCCCCTTCCTTCAGCGGGACCAGCGCCAATCCATCAACTACACTCGACGTGTTGTCCCCTGGACGAATTGTCATCGTACAGAAAGGTGAGCCGTCTTGCAGGAGATCCACTATGACAACATATCCTGTGGCCGCTTGCGACAAGGTGGCACGAACATCACGAACAGCATGCGATGCTTCGACCATCAGAGGTGGAGCTATGTTTTGTTGTGTAGTAACAAACCCACTGACCTGAATAGAAAATTGACCACCTGAAAGAGTTCTTAAGCCATTTTGCGTCGGCGATAAATAACAAACTGAGCTTGTACCGCCGTTGCCAAATGAATTCGTCACATAGAACTGCGCCGCAGCAACACGATAATCCGGATAGCTGATAGTGTGTGTGTAGTTTTGTGAGGCTCGATTCTGAAAAAAACCCCGCGCGAAGGGAACGATCATAGTGGATTGGTTTAGTAATAACATCGAATCACCCGCGTCATGTAAAGATACCTGAGGAAGCAAAGACCCCCTTTTGACCATAAAGGTGTCGTTCACATCGGGGCTGCTAATCACACTCATCAACTCGCTCCCAACCTGTAGAAGGTCTCCGATGGCGAAAGGGCATGTCTGGCCGATCTGAATTTTGGTCACGGTTGTGTCGACCGCACTGCTCAGTGTGTAGGTATTTGGGTTCGACAACTCGTTCCAGGAAAAGAGCTGCAGTGTCCCGCCGGTTATCGATGCCGTGTTCGTCAAGTCGATGAAACCCACTTGTGACAGAGTTAACGCACCTCCGCCGGGTGCGGACAAGGCGAAGCTCGGTGCTTCGGCGAGCCCAGCGTCTGATCGGCCAGCACCAAGCGTCCATCGAGTTAGCGGGCACAGTTCCGCGGCCGATTCTTGGTTGTTCACATTAGCAGCCCGGCCGGATATTTGTATCGCAGTCCCTAGCTCGTAAGCCACCTCGAATTTCGCGGGACTGCTCGAGGTAACCGCCGCGAACTTCCATGAAGTATCCGCGATTACAAACTGGCTCGTTGCATCCGGCACCGTAGACCAGGCAGAGCTCAGAATAAGAAGGATCTCACTGTTGCTTGCGATTAATCGCTCTTGACCGCGGCCGGTCCCCTCCACAATACGAGTCACCAGTCCACCATAGTTAATCCCAGTGGCACCAAGTCCTGAGCTTCCAATCGTATTGGAAGAAAAAGTGTCCGCAACGAAAGGACCAGCTAACTCGTATCGATAATAGAAATTTGCATGATCGAAACTCGAATCGGGCGGCCCTGCATTTAGTGGTGTTGCACCGGTGTCCGTGAATTGGGCTGTGATGTCGAGTGGGGTTGGGCTAATCCGATATAGCTGCTGCGGCGTTGTGCCGCGATAGACATTGAACTTCGATGCGGCTTTCGGAAAACTCAAATTTCCAATCGTTACTTCATTGGAGTTGGAACCGCTGGGTACTGTCGCTGGAATTGTGAATGAGAGAGGGCCTTCGGCGCCGTCGGCATCGACTGCTGTCACCGCGTAATAAAGGTTAATCCCACCTTGGATTGTTCCTCCGCCTGCAGAAAATTGTGGACTTAGGCTTACCAGTGGAAGATTTGTAAGTTTGTGACTTGGAAGGTTTGGTTGCGCGAAGGATACTGTCAGAGTGTCGGTGGCCGATCCGTCCGCGGCTGCTTGAATCTGTTCGTTAACAGCGAAGTCAAAAAATTCCAGATTACCTGATGGATCGTTGTGGGCAACTTTACCGATTAGCGGCCTAGGAACCTGTATCGCCGTTCCTGGTTGTCGTCCCGCATTCATGAGCACAGCCGGATCATCACTGTACCAATCGTCGTTGTGAATCTGGGCCAGTACAGTCACGGTCTGATAGTTTATGCCTGGGAAAAGCTTAATTACTCGAAAAGCTGCCCGTGACAGCCCTTCTTTTAAATATGTAACTGCGATGATGTCGCCCGGCCGCACTTTGAGGGCCCTAAAGCTCGTCACGAACTGGACAAAGACGTTTCCTTTGGTTGACTTGTCGAGCTGTCGGAGGAGGACGCGTGTTGCCTGGCTAAAGTTAGGAATACCCAGTGCCGTTGATTGAGAACTAATCTCATAGCCGATTAGTGCTGCGTCATCGGCATTCACGAGGGATAAGCTGTCTTGTTGATACTCATTCGTCTCATCTTGAAATTCAACACTCAGACGATTCGAGGTTTCAGCCATACTGCGGCTGCTGAGACGAACGCTACTACTCCCGTCTGCGTTTCGAGCAATTCCGGAAAAGGAAGCTGAGCCATCACTGAATTCGTATGCCGGCCATCCGCCACTTAACAAATCGGTACTGTTGCTTCCATCCGGTAATAAGGCCTGCTGAGCTGCGATCGTAGTTTCGGGAACTAGTTCCAGCAACCCTGTCGTACTGTACCGCAACATTAAACTTGAGGCTACCCGGATTCCTCTCACCACCGATGCGGCACTCTGCCTCTTGCTTAACATCAAATTGCAACCATACCGCGGCACTTGGAGCGAATTCCCGTTCAGATCACTCGTTGTAATAAGCTCCTGACAGAATGTCGCTGCCGTTGCGAAACTTGAAAGATTCATCTCGGAGGTCGACCATCCGCATCGTCTTAGGATGTCCAAAATAATCCACGCAGGGTTATTAGAGTATTGTGTAGCCGCAAAGCTGCCGTCAAGCTGATACGTATCTAGCTTCAGACCCTGTAGTAAGACTTCGACGTTTGGCAATGATTTCCCGCTGGAAATGCGGTTGGGTACAACTACAAGCAAAACCGATAAATTTCCGTAAGGGTCCCCCAGTGGGTTGCCTAACGAATCGACGAAGTCCGGGTCAAAAGTTCCGCTCCGGCTTCCACCGTTAATGAGCTGATACCAGCCGGTCGTCGTCATGTCTTTCCCGGCAACAACCTGAGGTACTTCCACATCGTTGACAACCGTCTTTAATACGCCCTCCATGGCACCGACACCCAGCAGCACCTCAATATGCGTCAGATTTCCATCGTTCCTCGCAAAAATGATTGGGGCTTTCAGCCAACCTGTGCCGTACACAAGAGGAACCGGATCATTGAATTTCGCCGAATTGTCGATCAGCGGTGATAGGTGCGATGATCTGTCACCCGAGGTTCTTACACTGATTGCGGACGGCACAAATTCGAAGCCTCCGAAACGCCGAGTCACATTACCTTGTAAATCTCGGTCGAAGATTCCCCGCTGCACACCCCGGCGACATCCGCCGAATAGCCACATCGATAAAAACGTGAGAAACGTCCTGACTGACCGCCGTCTAACGCCTCAGTTCTCTGCTCCAGGGTTGCCGGGAAGCTCCAAGGGCACGTGCGTTGTATCCGAACCTCAGGAATCGGGATACGTTGCAGACCGAGTTTATTGATGAAGCTAAGCGTTAACGCCTCTTCCGTGATCGAATCGGGATCTCCGGCTACCCCACGAAACAGGACCATACTTTCGGTGGTAATCGTGCCGCTCGGTAAATCCGCAAAGGCGAACCAGACGATTAACTGGGATCCTTTAAACCCGATCACGGTGTTGAGCTCCGAGAGGTTCGAATCCGCATTGGCGAGCGTCAGCGAGAGTTGCGATAAGCCATCCATCGCATCGTCAGCCGACAGTTGCAGTTCGAATAAGTTGTGCTTTAAGACTCGCGCCGAATAGTTTTGTCCGCCGAACTCCATCGCATGCGTGCTCCAGTATTGAGCGCCTCCAGACGGCAAAATGCATTGGAAGAGCAGGAGAGGAGTGTCTGATTCCGCAAGCTGTTTTATCTGATTTAGAGTGGACATACCGATGCTCTACAGACTCGCTTCAATTGTGAAGGCGGTCGCGAATTCATCTGGACCGATCGCCTCTAGCGGTAGCGTGTCCACAGCCCAGTGTGCCTTCGGGTACACCCCACATCGGTTCTGCGTGGGCCGGTACCGCGATGGCTGAATTTGGGGTTCGAGTTGCGGCCCGTATAGCCAAACCTGTTGACCGGGAGCCAAGCGTATGGCGACTGTCAGACCTACATCCTGATCTGAAAGTGCGCCGCTAGATACAGCTCTTGACCAATTGCGCCCTATGCTAAATAGGCTCGAAGTCTGAGAAGCCGGCCCTCGTCGAATCAACTCAATCGATGCAGTTTGGTCGCTTCGTGCGTAGAGCGAGAAACAGTATTGATAATTGGCCGGCACGGCAAGCGTCTGCAGTGAGTTCCTCGCTCGTCTGCCCATTGTTCGTCACAACGAAAGCTGCATCTCCTCCTACGGGATCAGAAGAATTGGGCAAAAGTCGAATAGAGCTGAGATTCTGCCAACTCTCGTTCGAAAAATCTGAGCTGCTCGTCAACATGTTTTCGGCTGGATCTATGAAAGTAAACGCACGTAACCGTCCTTGACAGATGTCGAAAAAGTTAGTCAGGGTATTTGCTTCCTGGCCGGACAAAGAGGCATACCCAAGTTGCCAGATCATCCGAGATGCACTAGCATCGGGTGCAAGGATGAGATCACCGTTGGGCAAAGAGTTTGTGATCGTCCTAAAGGCTCTCGCTCTTCGAAATGGATACTGTGCGACAGCTCCACTCGACAATTGTGGAAAATAGTAACTAGCCATTGGTCTCTACCACCGTGATTGTTGTCCTGCAAGCTTCGACACCCAAGAACTCACTCGTCAACAGACCCTTGGCAAACCTGCAGTTTGGTACCAACGCGCCGGTATATGGATCTAGAAAGGAGAACATCGAATAGACACCCATCTGTTCGGAAACAAATATCTCCAACGCGAGCATTTCAGCCTCATTCAACAGTTCCAGATTCACTTGCCAACTACGCATAGGCCGCTTTTTACCGAGATATCTTTGATCCGCTCCATCGAGGAAATGTATAACTCGGGTCTCCTGAATGGTGGAAATTCTAATTGGATACTGAGCGACCGCATTGGTGCTCAATAGAGGAAAACTTGCCATCTAAATTTCCCCGATCACGTCATTAAGCGAACTCGAAGTCAACAGCGCGAGTCGTACTGTCTCGACGATCTGAGCCCTCTGGGCTTGTAAGTCCGAACCTTGATTGATCTCATTTATGGGCTTGGTTGAATTAGTAGCCGGGCTATATAGGCCGAGGCGTTGCGCTGGACCATTTGAACTGTCGCCTGAATCTGAGCTGATTGAAACCTCTTGCGTTTGAGAATCTGAAAGATGGAACAAAGTCAGAGGCTCCTCGGCCGCTTGATCTCGACCGAACCAACCGGCAAAGTGCGAGAACAGGCTGCCCAAACCGCCTAGCGTTCCTACTAAGCCACCACCTAGGACATTGGAGACTCCGCCGGAGGAGCTTTGCCTTATCAAATTGCTTAATTCACTCGACTCCTTTGTGTTCGAGATCGTGTTATGAGATGGCGAGCCGAACTGGATCGCTCCTGCGCTTTTCACGTTCAAACTTGACCGCTTTAATCCCGCCGCAGACTGAGTCTGGCTTATGAGAGATGACCGGCTAGTGGGCTTTGCCTCCGATCGCGATAAATTAGTAAGTTTTGTAACCGCCAGTCCTTCCGCTTTGATGTTAGATGGCGGTCCCAGAAGCTTGGTCAGCTCATTTTTGTTTCGCACGCTCATATTCTGTTTTCCATTCCTGCTCGAGGAGCTCAATTGCATCTGCGCTTTTAGCGTCCAGCGATCCAGAACATCCAGGTCCTAGTACCTTCCAGCTCCTGTAAATGTCGAGGTACCGAAGACTCCCGGCTGTAACGAGCGACTTCGGGCACTGCTTTGTAACAATCCCGCCCCGCGCCCAGACTATCTTGGAATCCAGCTGAGATTCTCCCAGCCAAGCGCAATTGCGAGTCTTGACCATGCCGCTTTGTCGACATCCATCGCATCTCCACGCGGCCGGTGAGGAGAACTGAAAATGGAATGCGATTAGTAGTTTTTTCTTTCGTTTTCCGAAAGACCGCACTCGTTTTTGATAGCTTCAATGACCTCGTTTAGAAGTTCTTCCGGCCCTTGTTGGATGAGATCTGGGATCGTGGCCCGCACACCATCAATCTTTAACCCTTTGACTTCCATCAAGCCCCATTCCAAATAAAGTCGCCTTACCAAGAGATCATTTAGCGAGGCTGCCAACTGATCCGATTCATCCCCTGCCTTAAGGAATTCCTGCTTCAGGGCAAGTGCCCGAGCCCTTTCGAGCAAATCGATCCGCTGGGCCAATGAAGGACGTCGCACTGCAAACTGTATCCCAGGCATTACTTGACTTTCACGCCACATAACGCTCGTGTATTCCACATCCTTATGCGAACGCAATATAGATTTCATCATTGGATAGACCTTGCGCGAGATTGTTTTGGAATTCCCACTCTAACCGTGGTTCCGAATCGGTGTACATCGGAAGTTCAGGAACCACCTGTGGCATGTAAATGCCCATCGTTTGCCCTTGGCATTGTCCTAGCTGAAGCATCATCGGCATGGGAACCCTTGCTTTGGCCGCCGCATACAGCGCAGTTGTTTGAGCGTCATCCTGCGCCAACAACGCGAATCTTGAGATAACCTCGCGATTGCCAGGAGTTACTGCTAACGGATAGGATGACCCATACTCGCTATTTCTCATGGCGATGTTGTTTTTGACCTCGATACTCGCTCCTGTCAGCGTAAAAAACTGACTCGCCGGTGCTCCCAGCCACACCTGACCCAAGTGGCCGGGCACAAGCGAGTAGTCAAAAGTCGAAAGACTCGGCTCAACCGGATAGCTAGCAAGTCCTGCAGTCCCGGGGGTAAAGGTAGATGAGTCAAGGAGGTCTGCGGCCGGACCCGCAAAAGAAAATTCGTGAAAATCACCGTTTACGCTGACGTTCAACACATCGACTGCGGCACCCACTAAGCACCTGCCCACCGCTGAAACGGGATCCCAATAATCGTAGATCGTTACGCTCGGCAAAGCCGTTCCTGGCGCGTAAGTGACGCAAGCCGAAAGAACGCTGCCCGGCTTCGGCGGCGTGCTGAATGGCGCGTTGATCGAGAACGTTCCGCTATCCACTATGGCGCTGACAAACCGCACTTCATTACCAAATGAGACCCCCGCCCCTACCGAGAGCCCGTGCGCAGCGGCGGTTTGGAACTGCACAAGCCCTGCAACGGATGCGATTGTCAGGCCGCTGTTAGCGCTGGGTGGCGCGCCAAGAGCCGCCTGGAACAAAATCCCGCAGGCGGGCGACGCGATCCCAGTCCAGGAGGTCAGGTAGCTTTGCGTCGCGAATACTGTGTTCCGCCTTCCGTGGGGCGAAGCTCCAAGGTATGTCCGGGTTCCTGTTTTGTCAAGTCGCCGGGTCGTCTGCACGCTCTGGTGGGCTCGTAGTCCCTTCGTGGGAAAGCGATTCGTTGCTGTAACGGAACTGGCGGCGCCGCATGAACTTTCCATAGCGGCATATAACCTATTGGCGTTTGAAGAAATGTACGTGCTCATCCCTGCTCCTAGTTCAAGCTCACGGCCAGATCGAAAGTCACCTTTGCCGATTGCACAAATCCCAGACCACCGATCTTTGGAGGCTGAAATTGAATCTCATAAACACCCCAAAATGAGAGACCGTTTCCCCAGTCGCCTGTCGTGCTGCGCAAAACTGCGGTTACCACCTCAACGTAAGAGTGAATCCAGGTGTCCACCTCGCTAATGAGATCTCCGCTCGCCCAAATCTCAGCCACAATAGAGACTTCCCCGGAGAAGGCACGAAATTTCTCAATTGCTGTGTTCTTCAGCCCTGCGCTGTAAATGCAAACGCTTGGGTAAGTAAGCTGCGCATTATTATCTGCCATTCCCACAGGCGCAGACGAAAGCAATATTTGTTCTGAAGCTATTGGTAGCAGGGTGACCTTTGCGTCACTTGCCATTGACTGCACCAGCTCCGCCAGTGCATCACCTGACGTCAATTTAGCTGCCAACGTCTGTGCAGCGAGGAGCGATATCGGCGTCATGTCAACCCCTCCTGATCTGCCTCGAGAGCACTACGTGATAGTCGGGCAGCTGGCCCCCAGTAAATGATGATCCAATCTGAAACCCGCTCGCAGGAAGCTCCCAAGTCGATCCAATCTCGAGCGGTGTCGTATTCTGTTTCGTCAAGCTTGTCGTCTGCATACCGCCGTAAACATTCCAGGAAACGGCGGATCGAGGTGCCCCTAGGGCTCCCTCAGCCATTGCGACTGCAATGCTTGAGTTGTCGTTCAACAGGACAGCATTTTGCGCGCTTAAGGCACTCTCAACTCCAGTTGCGTTCACCCATGTCGTGCTTACGACCAGGCTTTGCGCAGACATTTCACCGGCTTGCAATGAAACGAGCGGTATGGCAGGACGCGGTAGCGGATTCGCCACAATGCCAACATCTGTCTGAAAGTAGAGATTTGCAGTGCGATCCGCCTCAACTTGATACTCTTGCATCTTCCCTTGAAAACGCGTGTTGAGTTGCGCGTTGTAGGCTTCAGCGTAAATCCGAGCTAATGATTCAAAACATATCCAGCGCTGTAATATCGAGGTCACAACAATCGTGGTTAAGCCGAGAGACCGCCGATTCATCGATTGCGGGTCCGAACTTCCGGAATTCAGCAGCCACAGCATGAGCTTGTCACTGATAGCGCTCGTTGCCAGGCCAATCTTACCTTCGATGTCGATCCCATGAGATGACGTCACTTGTACCAGCGACGCCTCAAGCGTTGATAGGTCCTCTATCGTGACGATCGCCGAATCAGTGAACAAAGCCATAGTGTCCCTACTTCTTCAACTGAGCTTTCGGCTCATTATTTAACTGCGGCGACAGTGACGCGGCGCTACTGTCCGACACGATCGTGACCTGGACCTGGCGTGCTATCTCAGCCCTCTCCGCGGTCGCGCGTGCTCTGGCTTGGCTTTCGAGGAATTCTTGCTTTTCGGCGCTACTTGCCAGGACTGCCCGGCCTTCTACGATCAGCTTTGCCGCCAATTCGCGCTTTACTTCACTTACAATTCCCGCTTTTCCACCGTCGGAGGTCTCAAGGCTCACGACGAATGTGTAGGGCTCGCGAATACCCGCTTCGATTTCCCGAATTTTTTGAAAGTATTGTCTGAGATCCATATCTCCTCCTCAAAACGAGAAGGGAGCCCGGATAGGCTCCCTTGTCCAAATCACAGACTTGTGATCTTAATTAGCTGTTTACCTGAACTGCGAAATTATTCCGAAGAACTCCGCAGCCATACAGAACGTCAACAGTGAATTGCTGCGCCAGCGTATTGGGTTGGTAGCTCATTACGATACGCAAGCCAAAGTTACCCATTTCCGCGTACTCAGCAACGGCACCGGTCCCGGGCAACGGTTGCGGCAGCCGGCGAACCACGAGGCCAAGCGCGTCCTTCGAGAACGCTAGATTATGTGTGTTGGGCGAAGTAGTCCCGGTCGTCTGAACAAACTGTGAACGGAAAATGAAGAAGTCTTTCATTTTTCCAACATTCCCTTCCACCAATGCCTTCAAACCGGCCTCACCGGAAGAGTAATATTCACTAAAACGTGGAATCTGCCGAATCTGCGAATACGTATTAGAATTAACAACCAGGAACTTCGGAGCGCTCGCGGGAACCTTAGCTGTGAATAATGCCGTCTCGGCAGCGTCAATCGTCGCCTCAGTCAAAGCTGAGCCGGCTGTTCCCACGGGAGCATTGGCGCTGAATTGACCGTACAGACCGAGAAGATCTGTTTCGATACGTTCAGCGATTGCGATCACCGCCGGCTGCATGTAGGCCTTCAACAGCTCCGGATAAGCTAGAGCCTTCGTAACGTCAGGAATCTGAAAGGAAGCCTCCGCGTGCGTGTTGAGTACGATCTGTGCATTACCCATGCTCGGGTTCTGCGGTGTGATCGTGCCTCCCTCAGCAATGTTGTTGGCGACCAGCACTGGCGGGATCGGCACGTTGACCGTATCACCACTGTGAGCTAAAACTGGCTCATACTCGCGATTCACTAGATTTCCCATAACAAGATTTCCAACCAATGCCGGAAGGGCATCGGCGGCGACTAGCTTAACGATCGCATTCGCCAGATTAGCGGATGTAATTGTCGACATAATTCTCCTTTGAATAAGTCACAGCGCAAGATTGCGCTCTTCGGCCCTCTACATTAAGGACCCACGTGGCCCTCGCCACTGTTTGCATGAACAGGCGATGATTTCGGCCTATTCATCTACCTGCAAATTTCTGTAGTTCTTCTATCTGCCACGCAGTGCTTGTGAAGCCATTCTCGAAATGTGCTCCCGGACTCGATCAAGTTCTTCTTTGCTCATGCCGGGACGAATGCTTTCGAGAGAGATACTCGGTGCCTCGGCCTGCGAGTTCTGCTTCGTGGGATTCTGCGCTCCACTTCCGCCTGCAATGCGCGCCGGAAGAAGTTCCGGATTCTCTTGCACAAAAGTCGAGACGTACTCCTGGAGAGACTTGTTATCGTGCCCTTTTGCTTGAAGATGACCGTCGCTGGCTCGCACAATATCGTCTCTGATAGCTTTGAAGGCCAGATCGATCTTTGAAATGCCGGCGCGCTGCAGCTCTGTGCGAATCTGAGCGTGTCGGTCCGCTTCGTCGGCTGCGGCTCTTGCTCTCTTGTTCTCTTCTACAAGTTGGTTCACCCTTGTCTCAAGGGTTTCACGGCGCTTTCTTTCTTCTTGAAGTTCGACCTTGTAGGCCGGCTCAGCTTGTCGATGTTCAGCGCGGACGAATTCTTCGATTGCTTGTCGGACAATGCTTCGCAGGTCTGTTTCATCCGCTGGTGATTCAATCGGTTTCTGTTCTAAGCTCATCTTAAGTCCTCCTTATCTCGTCACCAGTTGTTCGATTTCTTGAAGCACCTGGTTCTTTGTTTCCTGTTGAGCATCGCTAAGATATTTCATCGCTAGCCGCTGGTAAATCTGCTTGGTGAGGGTAGTGGATTGAATGCCCAGCCGCAGCAGTGTGGCTGCCTGCTCGAGTTCGGTTCCAAAATCGCCAATGTCTACCTCATCAAGTCCGCTGATCGCCACGACAACTCCGTCCTCACGTGCTTCGGTGATAGCCGTTATGATTTTTTTGATGCAATCTTTAAGGGTCGCCCCATATGCGCGTAAGATTTCGTGAGTAATGGTGAAATCGAGCTGTTTACTGGCCGCAGACTGAGCGTGCCCAGTTATCATTTCACCCGAGGCTTGCGCCAGGTAGCAGACTCGGTAGATCTCCTCCTTTAGCGTCTCGAGATTTTCAGCTGCAATTTGATAAACCTTTCCGTCAGGCTCCGTCCATCCGAACCTGTCACTTGGCCCCAGCTGAATGAAATAACTTTCCCCTACGATCTGGTTCCATTCGCGGTCTGAGTAGATAACCGGCATCGCGAATAGGCCCATCGTGATGGCCCAGCTCAAAGCATTCGATTTGTTAAAATGCTCGAGCTGTAAATGAGCTGCTTTATTCATCAGCCAAAGCCCATCGCTAAGCCTGAGATCGATGAGCGGAACCTTACTCTGCTTGGCTAGCCCATGATGACCCTGATCAATTAGTTCAATTGGGCCTTTGTCTTTTCCGCTAGTTGTTTGTTTGTAAATTCGATAGGAAGTCCGGTCGTAGTAGCGCCAAACAATTTCCTCTACGCTATCGGTGTCTTCCATCCGCAGCTGCCTTTTCGCTTTGCTTCGTAAGACAACCCAGTCGTAATCGCCTCTTTCGCTTCGGCTCCAGTTAATTAGCTCTTCGGCCTGATATCGAACCAGAAACGCACGGGATACACCTGCCAGGTCTTCTTCCGCCCTGCTCTGTGGTCTTTCAGAAACCACGGGAAAGTCGATCAGAATGTGACTACACCCAACCACCAGCGCATCCACAAAGCAGTCCCGTATGAAGGATGAGAGACTAGTGCCCTGCAGGTCAGTGTCATCGGCAAACCGCGTCAAGAAATCTTTTGCACTCGCTAGGCCGCCTTCCAGCTGTAAACTCGGTTGTCTGCGGAACAGAGTGGAGGCATACCAATCGATAATCGAGCCGATGTAGTTTTCGTAAAAAACTCGATGCAGCCTCTCGCTATAAACATCCAATGGCTCTTTCTGTCGGCGCAGCAGGTACTCAGCAGCGCGATTCTTGAACTCCTGACCCCCGGCATACAAATCGCGGTACATGGTCCACATGCTTCGCTGCCGCTTGAAGTCAGAATGTTCTCGATTGATTTCATTCAT